GATCACATCAAAGACATGATCGCCTAACCACTGCTTTGCCTTATACGTTCCGATGATGTAATAATCGGTATTGAATACCTCATTGTGCAAACAGAAACCGTAGACGTTCGAACCTTTTAAATCGGCAATAGAGGCTATTGTGTGCCGTCTAATTTCATCTTTCTTGAATATCGTCTTCATTTTGACACCCTCTTTCTATTTTTTGCGGTTAGGTTAAATTCGCTTTCCGTTTACGTCAAATTCATAGTTATTTACGTCACAATGTTCTTGAAACTCATCATCCCCCTTATTTTTCAGCGTTGGCGATTGCTTGCTTTGCAATTTTAATTCTTCGTCTATTTCTTATTTCTACACCGTCATTAGATTCTGATTCCAATTGCAATCCATGAAGCACTTCTTTACACGCCTCAAGCAAGGTGCCTACCGTTTTATTGCGCTCTGCTCTAACGGCATCCAATTCACGCAATAACCGTTCCTCGCCTTCTGATAATTTTCGCACACTAGCTAGATTGTTTTTCTCTTTCTTTGTCATCGTTTCCATTTTGACACCTCTCTTTTGTTTGTGGGTTTAGCGTGTTTTAATATCAAGTTTATATCGTAAACCTTCGACAAGTTCAGCTTTAGCATGAACCGCTTGCAAAGTCTCTAGTGCCTTGTTCCATTCCTTAATAAGTCCCTCGACTTGATCAGCTGTCTTTTCCATATTTTCAATCCGTTCTTTGTTTAGCGTGTAGCGTTTGACATACCCCCTGATTTTCTCAAGATCAATAATGGGATTGGAGTCGTACCCGATCAAAGCATCAAAGCAATAATCCATAGATCCTTTCCAAGCTTTGATGTGATACATTCCATATTGAGGATTGTAATAGACTTGATACCCTTCAAAAGCGGGATGCTTTTCACAGGCCGTTGCAATCCGCTTAGAGATTGGCTTCCCCTCAAATACCTTGAGAACCTCAAGCAGTGCATTGACTAGCGTCAAATGCTCCTGATACCTTGCCTTTGTTATTGCTAACTCTTTCTTAACCTGCTTTACGTCTAATTTGTTCTCGAATTGAATCATGGTAACACCTCTCTTTCTTGTGGTTAGGTTAAAGTGTAATTCTTTCGTTAGTCCATCCAGTATTGCGAAGCTTTACTTTAGCAATCCTTAATAATTGTTCGTAGATATCTTGTTCTTCTTTTTCGGTGTAGGAAACTTCACTATATTGAACATAGTTCATTATTCGAGCGTCTAACATTTTATCAATCGCATCAGCGAAAATCTCAAGTGCTATTTTTTTAGGGGTTGATTTTTTACCGTCTCTGTCTATCATGGTTCCTCCTTGGTTTTTTTTGTTTTTCTGATAGCCTCATCAGCAGGAGAAAAACTCCTGGACGCTCTTTCGAGCGTTTCGGCTTATTGTTCCAGAGGAGCGTCGAATTCTCCGTTTTCGTACGTGACGGCAGTGAGCGGTTGACGGGAAGCGTCCCAGTATTCAACGTACTCAACATTGCTGTTTCGGTTCGACACTCTTTTAACGTACTCACGAATTAAAAATTCATTTAAAAAATGAGTATCTACAAAATCTTCTTTTGAATCCATCACGAAACGAACTGACCACTTTTTAAATTTACCAGAATCTAAATCAGAATTAAGTTTTTCAGCTAAAAATAATGCTTCAAACATTAGGTTCTGATAAACCGCTGCAACTTCCGTCTCTACGGAACCATAAGCTGACCAATTAATCTTTGCTTCTTCGTTAATTTTTTTAAACGCATTGAAACGAGGATATTGAACAGTCACGGAAAGTGATGGTTCAATATCATTTTTGATTTCAACGTACGTACCTTGATAGTTCAGAATTGAGTTTGTCATTTTCTTTTCCCCCTCTGGTTTACTTGCCAATTAACTGCTGATCTGTAATTAATATACGACACACAAACAAAATAATCAAGCACTAAATTAAAAATAGTTGAAAATAGTTTATCCGGCTAGAAAAGAGGGGATGGCTCAATTTTGCGTTTAAATGCGAAATCCGCCGCTTTTAACGTATTAAGCACAAACCCTCATAAGAGACAAGATAATAGCTTCTAGACCATAATCCGCTTAAATGGGATATACCACAAGATGTAGTGTCAAAACCCAAATTGCGCCCGCCTTTAACACAAGATATTGTTTAAATCGTAAAATATATGTAGTTAATACATAAACCCAGCCTTTAAAATAAAGTCATGCCAAAGCTAAAGCACGAACCCCACGAACAATTCGCCAAGGTATACGCCTTAGACCCGGAAAAGAAACTCAACGCAACAAAGGCCTACATGGAATCTCACCCAGGATCTACGTATGACTCTGCAAGGGCCTCAAGTTCGGCGCTTTTAACAAATCCTAGCATCAAGAACAGGATAGGGGAATTACTCGACCAATCTGGCTTAACAATCCAAAAATTGAACGAAAAGTTACACTCGCTCGTTGATGTTGCAAAGTCTGAGGACGTCCAGTTAAGGGCGACGAGGTTGGGTTATGAGCTTCATGGGGTTTTGGATAAAGATCAAAATATGAATAATCATCAAAATATTCAAGTAAACATCCTCCAGATAAACAATAATATTGAAGCAAACGATACACAACCCATTGACACACCACAAGATACAGATGTTAAAAGTTAGTATCCATAACGTAAGTTATAGGACGCATTGATGTCTGAAGATATGATTGATAATCAAGGGATGACCTGGGGTGGGTTGAAGGGGCTAGGGGTAAGCCCCCCTACCCATAGTAATATTCATACCCCCGATACATCATCCGACCCAAAAAGGCATGAAAATAATAGCGCCCAATCTTCAAATCTCTCAAATTCTTACGGTGGAGACATGACACTTTCTCCCAATACAACCGAAAATGGGTCAAAAAAAGAAAGCGGCGAAAAAAAGGCTAATTATCGGTTGGTGAATATTCGCAAGGCTATCGAGGCAAGGAAGCGGAAGGTCGCTGAGAGGAAGGCGGTGGGGGTGGTTTCAGGGAAAGCGGATGTAGCGAAAAAAGGCGAGGGGTCGGTTCCTGGTATAAAAAAAGCGGAAAAACCAGTTGATGATAAGCCTGAAAGCGTTGTGGATAACCTGGGGAAAACCCCTCAGGATGCCCCAAAATTGAGCAGAAAGGCCCCTAGGAGCGAGGTTCGGCAGTTGGACATACGTCTGAGCCTAAAGCAGATCGAGGCCATGAACGCCCAGGAGCAGTTTGTTCTTTATGGTGGGGCTAAGGGTGGAGGGAAGTCGTGGTTTCTTTGTATCTGGATGTTCTTAATGGCCTTAAAGAATAAGGGCAACAAGTTATTCTTTTGCCGCCGTCGATCGGTGGACTTTACGAACACGACTTTGGAGACTTGGAAGAAGAGTATCCCTTCAGACCTTTACAGGATTAACGAGCAGAAGAAAAAAATTTTTATCATTCCGAGCAATTCGGTCATTGACTACGGCGGATTAGACGACCCGCTTTTGATTCAGTCTTTGAACTCGGCGGAATACGGAAACATTGGGATAGACCAGGCCGAAGAGATAGAGCAGGACTCATTCGGTATGATTCGGGGTACTTTAAGACATAAATTAGCTGATGGGTCGTTCCCTAATTTTCACGTGAGATTAACTGCGAACCCGGCGCAGTGTTGGTTAAAAGATTATTTTATTTTAAACCCGCAACCAGAAACGAGATTCATCCCAGCCCTACCCACCGATAACCCGAACCTGCCTAAGAGTTATGTGAATAATTTGAAAGAGGCGTTTAAAAACCGCCCTCAGTTGTTAGCGGCCTACCTTTATGGGTCATGGGATGATCTTGCGGGGCATGACATTTGTATTCAAGGACGTTGGATTGAGGAAGCAAAAAGTCGGCGTAAGAACGGCACTGCGATTAAACGAATAATCGTTAATGATCCTGCCAGATTTGGGGATGACGAGAATGTCATTTACGTAATGGAAAATGACGGGCGTGTATCTTACATCGTAGACCAGATTTTTCTGGAACACAAATCGACCATGGATACTGCGGGCAGGCTCGCCGCTCTTCGCCGAAAACATGACGCTCAGATTATCGCTGTGGACGTTGGCGGAATCGGAGCCGGGGTAGTTGACGCTCTTTATGAGTTAAAAGAACCCGTGCTTTCGATCAACAGCTCTTCAAAGCCGACGGTCGAGAATAAGCAGGGGAAGTATTTCAATCTTAGAAGCCAGTTGTGGATGGAAGCTGGTGAACGGTTTTCAAGCGGGGAGGTTGCCCTTGATGCAGACATCACACTTTGCGGGCAACTTGCCTCGACGAAATTCAATTACACGGGGAACGGGAAAATCCAGGTCGAGTCGAAAGACGACATCAAGAAAAGGCTTGGGAGATCGCCTGACCGTGCAGATGCGTTTATTATGGGTTTATTTGCTTTGGATTACGTCGGTCGATTAGACGAATCAGAATATCAAAAAGTTGCAAGTGATTATCAAGGTTCAGGAACATTAGTGACAAACGACAGAGAAGAGTACGTCGGAGCAGACGACTACTCTGGATACAGTCTTTAAAACAGGAGAAAAGAAATGCCTAAAAAAGTTGAGTGTACCGACGAATCAGCGGATTTTAACATGGGGGCTATTAAGTCCTCAAAGAAAACCTCTAACAGTGAAAAAGTAAGTGTTAATTATTCGATTAAAAGCAAAAACAAATCGAATAAAGACGAGGCCTAACAATGGAAGTTAAAGACCCGGAATCTTTAGAGAAGATTAGTTCTCTTAAGATCACCGAAGAAATCAGAGAGTTTGTTAGTAACACGGCCTCTGAGGTTGAAGAGTCACGGACTGATAGGGCGGACTGGGAATCACGGATTGATTCTTACACCAGAAAGAGGTACGGGATTCGTGCGAAGAAAATGCACCCGTGGCCTGGTTCTGCGAATTTCATGCTTCCGCAGATGGATAACGACATTAACCGCCTTAAACCAGCCTACATCAATCTCGCTTATTCCGTAACGCCCATCGTTACGTTTGAGCCTTTTGGCCCGGAAGATGTTCAACCCGCAAGAAAGCGGGAAGTTCTTTTTGATTGGCGCATGAGAACGCAGGTCAAGTTTTTCAAGGACTACTGCCTTGGTATTGATTATATGCTCCACACTGGATTTAAAATTTACAAGACGGGCTGGGAATTTGAGACGAATTATTACACGAAGGAACTCGACCTTCGGGATTTAAAAAGCGAAATTTTAGAAGCGCTTTATATGCCCGAAGTTAACGACGACGTTTTGTTCCACATTATTGCGGAAGAAATGAAACCCGACCTTCAATTTCAGGAGAACGTCGATGAGATTAAGCGTGTGGTTAGTGAGTTCAGAAAAGGGAAAAGCAAGTTTACGTTTGAGTTTCAGGAAGTCACGAAAAACCGTGCTTCGGCGAAAGCGCTCAACCCACGTGAGGACGTTACCTTCCCGGTCGGAACTTGTGACATTCAAGACGCCGCATTTATCGACCATAGATTTTGGGTAAGTAAAAACACGATCAAAAAAAGAATTAAATCTGGACGTTACGAAAAATTTTCTGATGACGAGATTGAAGGATGGGAAACGGCTAAGTACAACAGCCATTCTTCAGACCAAGTAAAGTCGGTTCGTGATGGCGTGACTTTTAACAAAAGAAAAGATGACATGATTCTTTTGCATGAGGTCTGCACTTGGTTCGACGTTAACAAAGACGGAATCGAAGAGCGTGTCATCATCACTTACCCCGACAACAATCCTTCTGCGATTTTAAGATTTATTGAAAACCCCTATGACCATGGGCAATTTCCTTACGTCGTTGTCCGCAGAGAACTTAATGACGCTGAGATTATGTCAAGCCGTGGCATCCCTGCCTTGGTTGATGACTTTCAAACCGGTATCTCGACTCTTTTTAACCAAGACATTGACGCAGGTACGATCAGCAACACGCCTACCGTAGTTGCCAGAAAAAATTCCGTGAAGAATCTTCGGAATCTTCGTTACGTTCCAGGCCAAGTCGTTGAAACTGAAAATGGCGCCGCAGATTACCAAGTGACTCAGAACGTGAACATGGGTCAGATGAACCGATTTAACAACATGAACTATTTAAAGTCATGGGCGAATGACAGAATCGGTAACTTACAAGCGGCAGTTTCAAGCATTAACAATCAAGCTGGAAGTGGCCCGCAGGGAACAAAAACAGCTAAAGAAGTTTCTGCGATTGAAGCGATGGCGAGTCAGCAGAACTCAATGGACTTGATGGTTTTCCAACAGCAGATGGCTGATCTTTATTTCCAGATCGATTCTCTTTATTACCAGTTTGGAAATGAAGAAGAAGAAATTGCGATTACCGGACAGCCCCCCGTCCGAATCTCAAGAATGGAAATTCAGGGAGAATTTAATTTAGTACCTAATGGAAAACTCGATAACAGCAATCCTGTTTTAAGAGCGCAAAAATCACTTGCTCGTATGCAGATGTTTAACAACGACCCCTACATCCGTCAGGACGTTCTTAGAAAGTTGTACCTTGATGATGATGATATGCGTGTCGCCCAGCAGTTAATTAAGAGTCCTGAAGAAATGCAACAGGACGCACAGCAACAAATGGCTTCACAGACAGATCAGTTGCAGACGGCTCTTAAAATGCAAGATGCGAGAAACTTATTGGATGTGAAGAAAGAAGCGATGATGTCTCCGATTACGGGAAGGAAGTATGCGGCAAACTAAGAAAGTTTCCCCGAACATAAAAAAGAAAACTGCTCAGGACGTTGCGATTGAAGAGCGGTTAGCGGCCTGCGCCCGTAAGGACAGGGACGAAATTATTTATGTCGGGAACTTAGTAGAGCGCACCCTTAAAGGTGAGTTCGGGGCGGTTTTAAAAGCCCTTACTGCCGGAAGAATCTCGATGGAGTTAGAGCATAAAAAAACAAGCGGTCTTACTTCGGACTGGCATTTGGGAAGGGCTTCTATGGGGAACGATCTGTGGAATGACCTTGAACAATTTGTCCACGACAAAGATCAAGTTTTGATGACAGTTAGAAAAGAGGACAGCGGTGTAGTTGCTTTTAACTACTCGCCGGACTAAATGAAGATTTTAGAAATAGCAGAATGTTCTACGTGCAAGAAAGACACGTGCCACAAGTTTAGAGAAGATGGAAGTAGGTACTGCACAGAACACGAAAAAGTTTAGATTTTTAAAGAATCACGCAACCGACGCCCCTCATGGCGAAAAACTGCGAGTGACTCATCACTTAAAACTGTGAATAGGTTGCAACCCTACTTAGCGGGGTTAAATGCTATGACAAAAAGGAAGTGGATATGCCCGTAGAACAAGTGAACTTAAACCCTGAACAAAAAGCACTAGAGCAAATGAACCAGCAACAACGGGAAGATGACTTTGCTCAAAAGCTTGTGGACAGTGTTGATTTACCAGCCAATCTTTCTAAGAACATCGATGAAGCAAATAGACGAGCGGCGACAGGTGAGGAAGAACAGCACGAAGAGGAACAGGAAGAAGAACAAGAGGTTGACGAACAACCCGAACAAGAAACATCTCAGAAAAAAGATGAATCCGAGGAAGAGGAAGATTTAATTCCCCGCTCCAAAGTTCAGCGTCGGATTGATGAGTTAACAGCTCAGACAAAACGGCTTCAGATGGAACTTGAGAAGGTTAAGGAATCAGAGAAGGTCGCAAAGGCGAAGGATGACGAACAATCCCGCCTTGAACAAATGAGTGACGACGAACTCAAGAACCTTAAGAAGCAAGTCCGAAACGCTCAGTTCGACAACCTAACAAACAAGGAACAGTACACACGGCTTCTTGATCTGGAAGAGAAGATTGACAACGCCATGAAAACTGCTCCTGAGAGATTCCAAAAAAATCAGATCGACAAGTTGAACCAGGAGATTTCCTACACAGCCTCCGAAGTTCAAGGATTTGATAAGGCTTACCCGGAGATTTTAAGGACGGCTCAGGATATTTACAAGGATTCCCCTGAGTTGCAAGGTTCTGTTTCTGGACAAGCTCGTGCGTGGAAACTCGCTGTCAACCACTACAACGCCATTAATAAATTAACGGCGGGTAAATCAAAGACTGAAGAGCTTGAGAGGAAGGTTACTACATTGAAGAAGAAAGTAGCGATGGACGGCGGAAGCCCGAAGTCCTCACAAAAAGAGGACACGACAGAAAAGGCTTTTAACAAAGCCCGTTACGGAACTCCGGCTGACAAGCTGAAGTTTATGAAAACTAAAATCAATGTAAACAATCTTGTAGACCCGGAATACCTGGAGAGATTTTCCTAGTCTAGGAGAAACAAATGGCATCAACACAAGTAAATACATATTTCGCTAAACAGAATCGGGAAGAACTTTCTAGCCAAGTCGCTGACTTGTTCGCTGATGAAGTCCCGTTTTATGCGATGGCGGATAAATACAGCGTTAGCAATAAATACGTCCAGTGGACGGAGGATTCTCTTGCTTCAGCTTCTACGACTGCGATCGTTGAAGGTGCGAGCTTGACGTATGCTCAGCCCGCAACTCGTACACTTCATGGCAACTACTGTCATATTCGTCTGCGTAACTGGGATATTACGTTCTCTCAGTTAGCGTGCGAAGTCGCTGGTGTTAAAGACCAAGTAGCTCGTGAAGTTATGAAATCAATGAAAGCCTTGTTGACTGACTATGACAAGATTTTCTTGAACACTGGTAACACTGGCGCTGGTACGACATCTACTGGTCGTAAAGCGAAGGGTATTCAAAAAGCGATCGTGACCAATACCGCTGTTGGTACTGGTGCTGGTAGCTCTGCGAATATTCAGCTTACGGAAGATAACGTGAACTTACTGCTTAAAAAGATTTGGGCGCAAGGTGGAAATCCTTCCAAACTTTTCTGCGGTGGGCATAACAAGAATGTTATCTCCAAGAAATTCTCTGCCAAGACTGGTTTCACATGGCGGATTGAAGCTTCTAGCCGTACTGCTATTGCCAACGTGAATAAATACGAAGGTGGATTCGGAACTCTCGACGTTATTCCCGATCGTCAGCACATGACTCGGCGTATCACGATCGTAACTCCTGATCTTCTTCGGATTGCGATTCTGCGTGACATTGAACAGTACAAGGGTGCTGCAACTGCGTCTAGCGTTAAAGGCTGGGTCGAAGCTGAACAGACTCTTAACTGGGGTAATGAAAAAGCCCATGCGAAACATAGCTACCTTAAATCCGGCGGAACTATCGCCTAGTTTTTGGTTTTCCGTTTTGGGGGTACCGTACAACCCCCACCTTTTTAGGAGCTTATGGAACTTAAATTAAATGATGAATTAAGGGCAAACTCGGTTAACGAGGTGATGAAAGAGTCACCGAACTTAGCCAAAGAGAATCCCATAGAATTTATTAAAAGAGTCGGTAAAAAATTTATCGAAGCGAGACTCGATTCATTTCCACAGCTTTGCGAGATCACACGCTGGCAGAACAAATTAAAGTGGGATGAACTTAAAGAGAAATCGAACAAAGGGAAGTACACCGACACATACGGTTGGTCTGAAGGACAGAACTTCAAGTTTGATTTTGAGATTCCAGAAGAACTTTATCTTTTTATGGTCAACCTCGTTTACAAGCGGTTTTGGGAAGAAGATAACGAAAAAGTTTGGCGCAAGTTTATGAACAGAATTTGTAAAGGCGCAGACCCCATGGAAACTCTTATGTGGGCTAAATCAATTTACGGAAGCAACCAACAGGAAGGGATAGTTCTTAACTAATGGGACAGACACTTCTTAAATTATCAGAATCAAAATTACCGGGTAAACCGATTTTTAACAACCGAATGGTTGTAGAGATTTGTGAAGCTGTTCACGTTCACTACAGGAATTTGCGAATCATTCTTTCATTAGCGGACTGGAAAGAATTTGCAAAGGGGATGGCTGATTCCTTGAGCCGTTGGGAATACCGTGGGAAGGTTGAGCCGAAAGAGGGAACGCATATTGAACTTTGCCGTAAGCAAGTTGCTTCTGAGCCTTTACACGACGACTCAGTGAAAATAAATCTTAATAAGAATTTATACAATTTAAACGAGGGGAAAATATTCGCAGAAGGCGCCGAACTTAACGACGCAAAATATATTCACTTAAAAATCCGTGATCTTCGGGTGGAGTTAACCCTTGATGAGTTTAATCAATTAGCGAACTGCGTTAAAGAGGCTGAAGAGAAGATATGTGCGCTGACCGAGTAGCCGTTTTCATTCCTTGCTACAAAAGACCTGAATATACCAAGAAACTCATTGAGTCTCTTGAGAGCGCACAGGTCTATGACGGCGTGGACTTCTATTTATTCGATGACGGTTCAAACGACGAAACCGCCGAGATTTTAAGTGTGTGTAAATTAAGCACCACCCTATCTATCAGCAAAGAAAACCGTGGCCTTAGAAACTGCGTGATTGATTTCTTTGAAATGGTTGATGGTAAAGAATACGACTATTTAGTGAAGCTCGATAACGACGTAACCGTCCCTGACAACTGGTTAGATAACATCATTTCAATTTTCAAAAATACAGACGTCGAGATTTTATCTCCAAACGTCTTTCCTTCGGATGCCGCTTTTAAGCTTGGTAAAGATGATAAAGAAAATTGCTGGTATAGACCGTCGAAAATAGTAGGCGGACTTTGGGCTATGAGATCACACCTCCCAGGAGGTATCAACTTTGAGCGGCATTCCGTAGGGGGAATTATCGGGGCGTTTCAATGCCTCAATCAGATCATTTTAGAGAAAGACCCGAAAGTGGGATGGGCGCACACAGTCACAGTCCAAGACATCGGGCATTGGAGCGGACAGCACCCGGAACACATTAAGAGCGAGGAACACGCTGAGTATTCTGCGGAAGTTGGAAGGCGGGTAGCCTGGTGATCTTTAGAATCGACGATGTTAACCCATCAACGAACTTTAAAGAGCTAGAGAAGATAACTAACTTTATCAGCTTCTACTATCCCGACGCTGAGATTTGGAACTGCGTTAGCCTTATTGGGAAGCGGAACGTCCTTGGGGCGGTACACCCAAACCCTCCGTTTAAGGACAAACAAATGAGATTTTTTTACAACTCAGATTCGATACTGGCTCCTTGTGAACTTACTGGAAAGATCGTGTCTCACGGGCTTTTGCATTTCGACCATTCAACTGCGAGCTTGGAAACTCAAGAACTTAGCATCCTCACATCTTGCAGTATTTTGCAGTCAAGCAAGTTCGTTCCGCCGTTTAACAGATGGAACTACGACACTGAGAAGATTTGCTTGGAGAACGGAATTGATCTTGTGAAGGTCGAAGATGGCTGGGTGAATTTAGATCGCTACGATTTTAACCCGGTAGACGAGTACTTTTATTTTCACCCATGGAATCATACGGCTGATGATTTTATCAAGAAGATCGGCGGCGGGGTGAAAAGTGTCTGAAGATATTTTAATTCCATTCGCCCACAGAGAAGATTGCCAACATAGGTTCAACGAGATGAGAAAAACCATGGGCGATCTTAACGGGAAAACGCTGATTGATATTGGGTGTGATAAGGGCTACTTCATGGCTAGGTTTCTCAAAGATGGTGGAAAATCAGCCATCGGCGTTGAGCCATTACAGGAACACTTAGACAGCTTTAAGGAGTCTGGCTTAAATGCGGTTCCAGACATTAATCAAGTAAGCACAGATAACAAGTTTGATTTTTGCTTTTACCTAGACCTCCACTATCACCAAGGAATCAACTACTTACCGTGGTGTAAAGAAAACGCAGTTGTTACTTACGCATCTACGTCAGGCGATGGCAATAAAAACAACCAGATATTTTTAGCAGAGCTTGGAAACTACTTTAACAAAATAGAGTTTGTGACGCTTACAAGTTGGGCTAATAGGGAAATCTATAGGTGCGAAAATGTCGGGTAAGATCGCCATTCACCAGCCGAATTTAATTCCGTGGCTACCGTTCTTTTACAAAATGCACAAGGCCGACACATTCGTAATTCTCATTAACTGCCAGTTTGAGAAAAACGGTTTTCAAAATCGGGCGCTTGTAAAAGGGAAATGGCTGACTTCGCCTGTAGTTGGCGGGACTTGCGACATTAAAGAGAAGTTTTACACAAATGGGAACAAGCTTATTGATGTGAATATGCCTTTAATTATCGGATTCGCAAAACTCCTTGGTATTAACACATCAAAGATTCACTACGACTTTCCGGCGGAATCAAAAGGTAAAACGGAGAGGCTTATTGAGATTTGCAAAAGATTCGACTGTGACCAGTACTTAACAAATCCAGAAGCTAAGGAAAAGTACCTAGACGAAAAACTGATGAACGAGAACGGCATCGAAGTTGTTAACTGCGACGTTCCAAACCAATTCAAAAAGTCGCTGTTTGAAATACTAGAGCAAAACGGCATAGAAGGAACAATTAAAATTTTAAACAAGGAATTTAATTTAAAGGGAGTTAAATAATGCAACCAAGTGACGTCAGACAAGTTTATGCCTCAGGGACAGCTTACACATTAACCAATTCTTCAGCCGCCGTAGATTTTGGGACTACAGACCCATCACTAACGCTTGCTCAGCCTGGGACGTATCTTATCTTTTCAAGAGCGAACCTTAAATACACTGGGGCAACCTTCGCCGCTAGCAGAACGGTTACTTTAAAGCTTCGCCGGACAAACAATACGGCTGGCGATTTATCAAACGCATCAACCACTTTCTTAACAGACATTATTACGACATTAACTTATACGGCTGGCGTTGTTCAGCTTCCGCCAGTTCTTTACACAACATCAAATGATAGCGACGTAATTTCTCTCTTTGGCGACGTCAGTGCGGCTCCGAGCGCAGGAAGCCTTGACATAACCGCCGCAGAGATTATCGCAATTCGGTTGTTTTAAGGATTAAATTGGAATCGATTAAACAATTCTTCAGCTTTATGAACGACGTTGATTTCCCTTACGTGGTTTTAAGGAACTGGGAGGGACTGCCCTTTGACGTTAACTTGGGCGAACACTCCGACCTTGATCTTCTCGTTTATGATTTTGAGCATTGGAAGGAAATATTTCCGAAAGCTAAAGCGGAGTATTCGTACCCACGTGTGAGGATGAAAGTCCCGATAGATGACAGCTACATTTATGTAGACGTTAGGCACGTAGGGGATGACTACTATCCTGAAGATTTTGAGAAAGCGATTCTTGAAAACAGGGAGTTTAACCCACGTGGCTTTTGGACTCCAAATCCAATTTGCCACACTCTTGCCCTTGCCTACCACGCCGTTCACCACAAGAACTATGTTTCCAAGGAGTACGAGAAATATCTTGGGGACGCAAGCGTTGAGCAGTTGCTTGAAGCCCTTAAACAGTCAAACCTTGGATGGGTTCAACCAAAAGATAAAAGCGTCGGCGCATTTAACGGATATTGGAAAGGCGCAACAAGCGTTGTTAAGAAAGAGAACGGACGGGTCTTTAAAACCCAAGTTTCTTATTCAACGCACAAGCTTATTGATAACGAATATGAAATCCTCTCAAAGATTTCATCACATCATTTTCCAGAGGTTTATTCAAGAGATGGCAACACCATAGAAATAGAAGATTGCGGAGATTCAATTCTCTCAAACATCCCTATCGACTGGGAATCGCAACTTAACGAGATCATCAACGACCTAGAAGCCAACGGGGTTATGCACAGGGACATTAAGCTGGACAACCTTATGGTGAAAAACGGCGTTGTTAAATTAATCGACTTTGGATGGGCGAAGTTCTTAGGCGAGGAAGATGAGAAAGAAGTTCCTTCTTGCCTTGGATACCCAAACAAACCGAGTTGGGGCTTTGATGATAAGTTTTCTATGGGACGAGTTAAAAAACAAATTGAATATGAACTGGAAGAGAAAGGGGTTGCCGCTTGAAAATTTTAGCCATTGAGAGGGATAAGCTCGCCATTAACTACTACAGGATTCTTCAACCTCTTGCAAAGGTTGATGAGCTTGGGTTAGCCGAGGTTCAATTTGTTGAGGAAAAAAACCTTGGTGACGAGCGATCAAAGGATATGGCTCTGTGGGCGGACGTTATTGTTTTCCAAAGACCCGCAACGGAAGCTTGGTACAACTTTATAAAGTTATGCCGGAAAATCGGGAAAGTCATTGTTGCGGATTATGACGATCACCCATTTAAGACCTCTCCCCTTAACCCATTTTACAGGTACGTAGGCGTTGAGCCTGTTATGTGGGAGTGGGCTGATGGGACAAAGGAATGGCTTTGGCATGAGGATATGGTTGGGGCTACAGGAGAGAAGCTCTTTAACATTGAGCAGAATATTAACCATCGGGATATGTTCAGAGCGAACTTTAAAAAAGCGGACATTGTGACAACCACGACTGAGATTTTAAGGGAAGAATTTTTAAAAGTTAATCCGAATGTTGCGATTCTCCCGAACCTTATCTGCCCTGAATTTTTCCCATCTAAGTACGAGTTCGTTAAGCGTGACGTAAGAATTGGCTGGCAGGGGGGTAATTCACACTACGAGGATTTGTACTTTGTTGTTCCCGTAATCAAGGAAGTTTTAGAAAGAAATAAGAACGCAAAGTTTGTTTACTTCGGCGACCTTCGGTTTATGGGAATGTTTAAAGACTGCCCTCAGAATCAAATCGAATGGCACTCATGGGTTGGTCATGCTGTTTATCCCTATAAGCTCGCCATGCTTAATTTAGACATCGGGCTTTGTCCGCTAGTTGACAATGAATTTAACAGAAACAAATCTTCGATTAAGTGGATGGAGTATTCGGCTTTAAAGATGATGACAGTAGCATCAAACATCCCACCTTACTCTGTAAGCATTGATAATGAGAGAACCGGGGTACTTGTAAACGAAGATCATAAAGCGTGGGTTGACGTTTTAAACAAAGCTGTTAGCGACAAATACTACAGACAGCACATGGCTCAGCGTGCTTATGACGATGTAATCGAAAATCACAATATTAACACTAAGGCTCATCTTTGGGTTGAGGCTTATCAAAAAGCCGCCAAAGGGGAGCTTGTCGGAGCGAAATAATGTCATACGCTTTTTCAGATCAGCAAAGCAAATTAAGTTCTCTTTTAGGGGACAGTAATACCGGGACGGATGATATGTTTCCGTTAGCAACAAGAAAAAAAGAAATCAACCGTGGGGAAATGCGGTTTTGCACAGACTCTAAACTTGTGCGTGAAAAGACGAGCGGAACCATTTCCTCGGCGCAGATTGCATGGCCTTCAGACTGCTTGGAGCCTTACCTGCTCATTGTGGCTGGCAAGGTTTTAACAAATGACCGTGAAGTCAGTATTAAAGATTACGAGCGGTTTGTTAACTACGGTGGGTCGCCTCCTTTTTATTACATCACAGAAGAATCAGGCGTCCGCTACTTTAAGTTTTTTGGAACATCGACTGGCTCGGCGTACATCCTTTACTACTTTAAGAAGCCAAGCACTGAACTTTCAAGCGATAGCGATACCTCAATCCTTCCAGAGGAATACAGGGAAGCTTCCGTTTATTACGCCGCTTCTCAGTTAATGCAACAGGTTGGGAAGAACGAAATCTCAGATCGATACCTTGCTATTTATCAAGGACTTGTCAAGGAAGCACAGGCTTATGCGGAGCGGTTTTACATGGACAAAAACTACGCAATTCCAGACTTAAACCATATTGATAACAACACAACCGACGTTCAAGGCGGCGGTTTTGACTACGGCTCATAATGTATACAAACATTCAGACTTTAAATAAATACAGCCTCGCAGAACTTGCCCTTGAGATTCTTTCGTTTGCCGGGGGTGAGAATACTATCTCCGAAGATCAGGCGATGAAAACAGAGGAAGCAAGGACTTGCGAGAACTGGGACGCTATTTCGCTTGGCGGGATGGAGCGCACCAGGGGATTTAATGAGGTAGCCGACGGAAGCGCAACCTATACAGGCGCACCAGATCTTTTAATTCAACATAAAGATTCTGGCGGTACTGCGACTTATGGCGTAATTGAAGGTGACTTAGTTATTAAAAGCGGTTCATCTATCGCCACAGAAGATAACAACTGCCTGACAAGCGGAGTTCTTTGCCACGGGGTTAGCGTTAAAGAAAGTGGATTTCTTTGGCTTACTAACTCAACTGATAATTTAAAAAAGAAAGCGGTTGGCGTTGCGATAGCGACTCCATCTGACGTTCCTCCCACAGCATGCGCCAGGGTTTACAACCACAAGAACAGGCTTTTAGCGGAAGGCTCTACGACCTACCCGAACAGGGTTTACGGAAGCAGAACTGGAATGGGGAACTGGACTGCGGCTAATGCGTGGACTTTAGCGAATGACGCATTTTCGGTTGATGTTCCGACCGAAACGCAGGGATGCGTCCCAAACTTTCCGTCTGGTAATGAGGTTTTGGTGTTCACTGAGGAACAAGCGTACTCGATTTCAAACTTCCCAAATGTCTCCTACAGACCAATCGGCACACCGTCAAGAGGTTGCTCTGCGCCTTACTCGGTAGCGCTTGGTGATGAGGGAGTCTATTTCTTATCCAGACGTCCAACTATCGGCGTTTTCTTGTTCGATGGCGCTCAGTATCAAGAATTAACCCAGTTTAACAGAGATGTTTTTGTTGAGTTAATCGACTTCTCAAAGAGAATTTTCGGCTTTTACCGTAACAGAAAATACTACCTTTTCTACAACGAGCTTAACAGCGGAGTCTCTTACCCGAACAGACTCAGGATTTACGACGCACGATTTGGAAGGTGGATGAATCGTCCTGTTAATTCTTCTTTATCTGACAACTTCGGATACCCGGCCAGGCTTCAATATTCAAACAACGAGTTTTACTGCGCCTCAAGTCAGAAAGACAAGTTCTACGAATTAGAAACAACCGACGACTCTGACGAACTCAACAACACCCAAGCCACCTACAAGACTAAAGTTTTTAGCTCAAGAGACTTTGCCGTAGCTTCTGGCGGTGCGTTTCCGATTGATGATGTTCGGCTTAAACTTTTAAAACTGATTGTAACTTTCAGCGGAACGGTCGGCTCAATCGGGGTTTTGTGGGACGCAGACAGAGGACTCCACAGCGGGTCTAAGACGCTATCCCTAACAACGAACGGCGATCTTTTAAACACTACTTTTATAGTTAACACATCTTACATTTCAACAACACCTGCGGACAGAACAAGAGTTTATACGTTTCCAAATGACGCTGTTGGAAGAAGATTTCAATTTACGTTCACAAACAACGGAACAAGCACAAGACCCAAGATCAAGAAGATCAAGATCGAGGCTGTTGCGTATGACGAAGCATAGGAGAAGTAAATGGCATATCCATCTGATCTAGTAAGAACAAAGAACTGGGGGAGTGAGGTACTGACGGACTCCGACCTGGAAGGACAGTTTGATTTAATTATTAACTGGGTAATGGCGTCCCTCAATTCATCAACGGGTCACTCTCACGATGGCACATCTAATAATGGCCCGAAGTTAAGTTCTTCAGGGGTAACAACAACATTCACAAATGGATTTACAACAGTAACTGCAACAAGCAGTGACTACGTTCAAATTGCCGACGCTTCGGATTCTAACAACACGAAGAAAGCGCTTGTTTCTGACATCGTGACTCTAGCGACTCCAACCGCCGCTTCTCAAGCGGAAATGGAAACCGCCACAGACACGACAAAAATGGCAACGCCGGGAAGAGTCCAATACCATCCTGGCGTAGCAAAAGCTTGGTGTGAATTTAACGGAACAGGCACCCCGGCGATGGTTGTGTCGCACAACATGGACTCGTCAATAACAGATCACGGAACTGGTGAATACACAGTTTCAATGACGACAGATTTTTCAAGCACTGGTTATGCGGTCTTTGTTTCGCACATAGACGACGATGGCGCAACGCCATGTTACGGTCAGGACAACTACTACTCAAAAGCGGCAGGCTCTATAAAAATACTTACGGGTGACAACAGCGGTTCATTTGTGGATAGGTCATCCGTTTCAGTTGTTATGTTTGGAGATCAATCATGATTAATTATTTAAGTAAAGTCGCAATTTGTGAAGATGGCTCTAAGATTTCAATAACACGATTCTCTGAAAACGACATGAATAAGCACGGGTACACGGACGAGGCTGAGTTCATATCGTTTTATATGAACAAGGTTTTCCCAGGAAAAACATTCACCGTAGTAGACGATTCAAACATCCCTAAAGACGGTAATGGAAAATGGGATAAATCTAAGCGTGCGTTTTGGTCTTTATCGCAAGGTACCGTGGTTGTCGATCAAGCTAAGGTTGACGCTCACAATTTAAAGCTAGCCGAGAAAGCAGCCAAAAAGACAGCCCTTCTTGGAAAGCTAAAAATAGACGGAACCGACTTAAGCGTTTTGAAGGAAGTTTTAAATGGCTGATGGTTATGTAGAGCTTCACCCTGAGGACTTAAAAAACATAAGCGGAATTAACGAGCTTAACCGTATGCTTCGCCGCTTGTTTGACAATCTTCCGGGTGACGCTGAAACGGTAAGAGACTTTTACGGATATGGGAGTCCAGAGAACGTGATTACGGCTTCAGTTGGTTCAACGTATCGTCGGTTAGACGGTGGGGCTTCAACGTCACTTTATGTTAAAGAAAGCGGTTCAGCCTCGACGGGATGGGTTGCAAAGTGAGCGAATCAATTTCCATTAAAGAGCTTTTGGTCAGGTGTTTGGGGATGGTTTTAACTTCTAAAGTATGCCCTAAAACACCGATCACACGCTGGCCTAAGATTATTCTACACGCCCACCATAAGGGATATTTGTTTACGAACATGACCTTCGATTCTTTTGTCATGGCGTACAGAATCCCTTTTTGGGACGAAAGATTTGCGAATGAAATTCCAGAGATGGAAGCAGGTTCGATTCTTTATGTTCCATGGGCTGTGAGTGAGTCTAAAGACAAATTCGCTCTTTTAAGAATGCTCAGAAGTTACCCGCATGAAATAACAGAAATAATTTACTACAGAAGAAATTCAGACAAGGATTTTAAGAGATTAAGAATAAAGGGGAAACAAAATGTCGAAATCAAAGTCGCCTAGTATTCCTGAAGCGCCAAGCTTTCAGGCCGACCCGAATGTTTCGTGGTCACAGGATTTTTTAAAAGGGCAGTCAAATTATTTAATTAACGGCTTAACAACGAATGGCGGGAACCTGTCAGGGCTTTTAGGTGAAACGGTCAACCTCTCGCCGGATATTACAAGACTAGCGATTGAGAATTTACAGGCTCAGTTAGCCCCGTCTTACAGAACAGGCCGTCAGGATTTAATCAACACTTTAGAGGCGAACAACCAGTTAACCAGTTCAACGACTGGAAGTTCTTTGCAAAATTACGAGAACGACTATCAGAGTCAGTTAACTGCGGCTGGCGCACAAGCGGCGATTGAGGACATTAACCGAGCGTTGGCAAACCGAGTCTCACTTTACGGGCTGGGTTTAAATACAGGGCAAGCTGTTGGAACAAATGCTTTGAGCAACCAAAACCAAACCAATCAATTCGCTTTACAGAATTATGAGAACCAAGTTGCGTCGGCTTTAATGAGTCAACCAAAACAAAACGGCGGTTTGATGGGTGGGCTGATGGGTGCTATCGGCGGTGGAATTTCTGGCGGGATTATGACAGGTGGAAATCCTCTTGGAATCGCCGCAGGCGCAGGGCTTGGCGGATTCTCTGGTTACTCTGGAGCGCCCGGAACTGGCGGGTCGTTTTTAACTTCTGGCGCAGGTCTTTACGGCGCAACTCGTCCGATTCAACTCACAGGACTCGGCGGGAATACGTCTTTAACAAATACTAGAAGCGGAGAAAGCATTTCCGACGTTCTTAGGTACTACACACCTTACGGTCTTAATTAGGAGTTAAAAACATGGGCGTATTAGAGTCACTACTCAAATTTAAAGCTGAAAAGGAAGCGCAACAGTCAGCGGATATTCAAGCAATTCCGCAGGCGCTAATGGCGTTTCAGGCAGGTAGACAGCAACAGCAAGCGAACTTGCTAGATCAATTAAAAATTCAAGCCACGTTAGCGTCTAGTGGTCTAAAACTAACTCCGCAAGGAGTTGTTAGGGACGAGTCCTTAACTTCACCGATTGATTTATTGATTCAGCGTGGAAAGGCGGCTGAAGCGGCTAAGAACATTGGAGACAGGGGATTGTTCAACGCTTTGCAATCAACGCAATCACAACCACAGCAAACAACGTCGCAATCTGGAAGTTCTTCATTGGCGCAAATGCAAGCGCCAGAAATAGACCCATTTACAGGGAAGCCAACATCTGCCGGAGTACAGCAAGAGCTACAAAACAAACTTGTTGAAACTCAAAAAACCGAGGAAGTTAAAACGGATGTTAAGAACAAAGAAAAAATGAAGGGCATGGAAGCGATTGAGGGAGACCTTAACAGCCTACTCAGTATGTATAACAAAATCCCAGCGCACGATAAAGGCCCGATTGAAGGAAGAACTAGAGGGCAGTTCGCAAAAGCATTTGGAACTGACGTTCCTCTAACGACATTTGAAGATGCTAGTGGGCTTGTTTTGGCAAATATTTCAAGAGAGTTCGGTGGCGAAAAAGGCGTTCTAACAGATCAAGACATCAAAAGAATCAAGTCTGCATTTCCAAATAAAACAGATACCGACGAAATAGCAAAATCGAAGATTGGATTTATTAAAGATTTTGTTCGTCGTAAGATAGAGGTTAAATCAAGTGGTTCGACTGGGGTTGATTTAAGCTCAATGTCAACGGAAGAACTTAAGAAGTTGGCGGGGGTTTAACATGGCGACTGTAACTAAAGATATGGCATTGAAAGAACTGGCTAGGAGAGAGCTTATCTCTAGGGGAGAACTTAGCAGTGGCGAAACAAAACCAAATCAACCCACAGACCCATTAACAGAATACAAAACAGGGAATGTCGGAGATTGGTTCAATAACATATTTGTTCGTCCGGGGGCGGGTGTCAGATCGGCAATTCAGGGCGGTAGCTTTATGGGTGGTTTTAACGACCCGAACTCGACACCAACTTTTCAACAGCTCGCCCTAGAAAAATTCGCACCAAAAACAGATAGTGTTTTGACAAATTATATTGGAGGGACAGTCCCGTCAGCTGTTGGTCTTGCGGCGGATATTGCAACTAATCCAGCCGACCTTCTGCTGGCACTTGTTGGCAAAGCCCCAGTTAAAGGAACAGGAACAACTCTAGAGTCATTAATTGCTGACTCAAAAGCCGGGCAAACACTTGGGAGGATGGCAAACGCTGAAATTAATAAACCATCAGACTTAGCTAAATTGGTAAATCCTAGATTAACAGAAACACCCGGAGCCTTAGAAAGACTTCAGGCGGCAAAGGCTGGAAAAGAGGCTAGAACGACAGTATCTAAACTTCTTCCAAGCGCAGACTTAACTACCGACATCAAGCAGAACAGGCCATCTGGCGTTCAGACCGAGGGGGCTAGTCTGATAAAGAAAACATCTAACCCAATGGATGTTTTTAATAAATTCAGAAACGAAAAAAATGCTGTTATCTCCGAGGTTGATAAACTAGTTCAAGCAAATATCCAACCCATTGAAGCGGACTTCATCGGAACAAGAGCTAAAATGATTTTACAAAAAGACCTTAATAACGCCACGCCAAAAGAAAAAGCTGATATTTTAAAGTGGGTGAAAGAAGAGGGGCGATGGATTGACTCTCAGGGTGGATTTGACACAGTTAAAGCAAACGCTCGGAAAAGATACCTCTACCAAGAAACGCAAGGCATCCAAAAGAAGCAAGCATCTGGAAAGGTAACAGTTACATCACCAGAGAGGGATAAGGTTAGAGATGCTTTTTCACAAGCCTACAAAGAAGCGATAGAAAAAACACACCCAGATATTCAAAAGCTGAACGCTAGATTTGCTGGGCTTGATGCCGGAGAAACGGCGTCGGCAAAGTTAGCGGAAAGTTCGATTGAAAAACCAGACTCAAATATATGGCAGAGAGCTATTGCCTATATTGGCGGTAGAACATCACCAGGGCAATCAGCGGCGGCGGCTGTTCGTGAGGTTCCTTATGTTCTTCAGGGCGATAAAAATTCAATAACTTCTTTAACTGGAAAGATTGAAAAATATTCCGGATTAGCGGGTGATTTACTTTCTAAATCGAGGGAGCTTCAGGGCGAGAGTTTACTTAGGTCATTCATGCGCAAGAAACCAAACTCCCAATATCTTAGGGAAGTTTTAACAGCCGATGATATTAAGGCTTTGACTAGCGGTTATAAATAGCATGAACAAACGCTTCGGATATTTTAAAAAGCCACATCCCGATAAAAACACCAACGGCAATTTGTATAACCATTTTAGGAACCTCCGATGAGTAAAGGAATAAGTGTAGACAATTTTGATGTTGTAAAAAAACATCTTAGGGACGAGTTAAAAATTCTCGGCTCTAAACTTGAGAAATCAATTTTAACCATGCGTTCCTCCGAGAACGTAGTGGCGACTGATCTCATTAAGCTTGAACAGATGAAAGAAATGGTCGAGACATTAATGAAGATGTACGACTCCTTTGCTAAGAACATGGAGTTAAAACCGATCATTAATGTAACAACGCCCGACGTTAACATCCCTGAAATTAAACTGCCGACGATTAACGTCCCTGAGATCAGGATACCTGACTTTAAGATACCAACCCCTGAGGTCACGGTCAATAACGAATTTGACGTTCAGGCGCTTTTAAGGGCGTTAGAACCTTTAAATAACCTCTCTGACAAGGCTTCAAGCCCTTTATCTGTAAGGCTTTCCGACGGTAAGAAGTTCATTGATGCACTAACAAAAGCGGCGGGGGAAAAATCTGATTCCGCTGAAAGAATGGGTGTTGTTTTTGCTGGCGGTGGGCTTAGCGACGTAACGGTTAAAAACACGGCAAGTAACCCAGTTCCAGTCACAGGGTCACTTTCATTCTCTGCCGGGACAATCGACACAGCGACAACGTCGAATGTTGGAGATTCAGCGACATCGGTAAGTCTATTGGCTTCAAACACAAGTAGAAAGGGTTTTATTATTTTTAACGATTCATCGTCGGTTCTTTACGTAAAGCTAGGAACCTCGGCATCAACATCCAGCTTTACATACAAACTAAACGCTTACGGAACAATCAACGAAACAAATTTCCCGTACACAGGAGCAATAGATGGAATTTGGGCGAGTGACGCTGGCGGTAACGCAAGAATTACGGAGTTATCATAATATGAAAAAGCTAATTAGTCTGATTCTTCTTCTTACATTAAGCAATCCAGCATTTGCTGACATTGATAATCCGCCAAACGACGGCTCTCAAAAAACTCAGATAGTTGACGGAAGCGGAAATGTTATTGGCGCCACATCAAACGCCCTTGACGTTAACATAAAATCAGGCTCTTCCGCAGGTACTGAATACACAGAGGGAGACACGGACGCTTCTGTTACTGGGACGGCGGTGCTTATGGAAGGAGCCGCTAACACTCTTCTACCCATTCAAGGAACTGTAGCTGATGGCCTTTTGGTCAATCTCGGCGCAAATAATGATGTGACTGTTTCTGGTGTTTCTACCGCCGCCAATCAAACCACGATAATTGGACATGTCGACGGGGTTGAGGGGCTTTTAACGACGATTGATGCGGATACATCGAATATCAGCACGAAGATCGATACGCTTGCTGGTGCGGTGGCTGGTACTGAATTTCAGGTTGATGTTCTGACGATGCCGACGGTAACAGTTACTGACGGAGCTGGTGCGCTAAACACTATCGTTGATAGCGGAACACTAACAGCTGTGACCTCTATTACAAATCCAGTAACCGTTACTGATGGAGCAGGTTCTTTAAACGTAATTATTGATTCAGGGACTACGGCAGTTACAAACGCAGGGACTTTTGCTACTCAAGAAAGTGGTGCGCTTTTAACTTCTTCGCAGTTAATTGATGACTCGATTTACACTGATGGTACAGGAACGGTTACAAAAGGTGTTGCGATTTTAGGTCAGGATGGTACCAATCCACAAGCTATTAAGACGGATACTACAGGGGAATTACAGGTTGATATTTTAACAGCCCCTACTATTACAGTGACAGATGGTGCAGGTGCATTAAACGTAATTGTCGATTCAAGCGGATTGCCTACTGGGGCAGCAACACTTGCCGAACAACAGACTCAGACCACGGCTTTGCAGTTAATTGATGATTCAGTTACAGCGCAAGGAACAGCCCTTGGAACAACAAAAACTTCTTTAATGGGCGCAAGTGTTACAACGGCAGCCCCAACATATACAACAGGTCAGATTAACCCGTTGAATATGGCAACGACTGGTGCGCTCAGAGTTGATGTTGGTGCGACTTCAGCAAATGCAACAGCAATCAAAGTAAACGTAGCTTCTGGTGGTATAGCGAGTGGTGCGATTGCTTCAGGAGCCATTGCATCTGGAGCTATCGCCGCAGGTGCGTTTGCAACGGGGGCTACATCAGTGGCGGCTGATGAAGATAGTGCGTCTGCCAATGCTGACAGAGGGTTTAAAATTCACCAAGTTCGTTTAGACACTCCCGTTTCAGGAGCTAATGCGTCAGGGAGTGGAGATTACATCCCGTTTATTTCGGACAGTTTTGGGAAAACCTGGACAGCAGGAACTTATGCGGAGGATTTGGCGCATACATCTGCTGATGCTGTTACGAGTGTTGCTTCTCGTAGGATTGATACCGCCGCATCTTCTGCAGGTACATCGGGAGATTATGCGACGATTGATAGTTCTGCGGAAGGAGCTGTTTGGACAACGCTGACACCAACGACTACAAGTGGGTTGTCAGTTGCCAACTTCACATCGGGCGATACGTTTACTGCTCTGACAAACACAGCTCAAGCGATCAAGGCGAGTGCGGGTAACTTATACGGTTACTACATTTACAACCCCAATTCTTCTGCGGTTTATGTGAACCTCTACAACGTAGCAAGCGCAAGCGTTACGGTGGGAACCACAACGCCGTTAATGAATATTGCTATACCTGCAACATCGGGTGCAAACCTAATGTTTCCATATCCAATTACATTTAGCAATGCTGGTTGGTCAGCTTCTTGTACAACAACGGGTGGAGGCAACACAGCTCCATCAACTGCTTGCGAAGTAATGTTTTTCTACAAATAAGGAGATTTGAATGGCAAAGAGATTTTTATGGTTGTGTGATAGAGATGGAAAAATTGGAATTACCGCATCGGGAGAGATGCCGATGGGATGGATTAATACTCCAGTTGGAGATATTTGTTCAGAATGCAAAGCTGAGTTTTTGAGTGTTATGGCGTCTGGTAATCCTGCTAATGTTGTTGAAAAAATTCACAAAATTGACAGTGGCTTAATCATTGCGGAGCTGAAAGAAATTGAACAAAATCCTATCTAGTCTCTTAGTCGCATTATTTTGCTTCGTAGAGGTTTGTTTCGGAGCCTCTACTCCTACTTGTTATGACACGGCTGATACCGTGTTTATGCTTCATTTCGATGGGTCTAACGGGTCTACGACATTTACTGATGATCTAGGGAAAACTTGGACAGCGAATGGAAATGCACAGTTGACCACAACAAGCCCCAAATTCGGAACTGCCGCAGGGACATTTGACGGTACGGGGGATTATATCTCCACCCCCGATGATGCTTCTTTTGATCTTAGCGGAGATTTTACTTTGGAATTTTGGGTACTCACTACTGATGACACGGTGTTCCAAGAGCTGTTTGGGAGTAGTTTGGGGACTACGGATTATCTTGATCTCTATTATGACCGTGGGGGTGGTGGGCAGTATATTTTTGACATGGAAGGAACGAGCGTTTTTTCAGGTGCTTGGAATTTAGTGAATTCCACTTGGCATCATGTTGCAATCGTGAAGAATGGATCGAATGTTACTTTCTATTTCGATGGTGTTGCTTCTGCAACATCTCCACACACAAACTCATCATCTCAGGTTCTTGATGGTAGTGTTTGGATTGGGAAAACCAACGATGCTTTGGGACAGTGGTTGGGGAAAATTGATGAAGCGAGATTAGTGAAAACTGCTGTTTGGACAGCTGGATTCACACCACCTTCAAGTGCTTATACACCGTGTTCTACAAGAAAGCAATTTGCGCTTACAGGAGTTGGTTAAGTGGAAGAACGCATTCAAAAATTAGAGGAACAAGTTTCTGAGATAAGAGTTAAGCAAGCTGAAATTCATGGGAATATAAGCCATATACGAACGAGGATTGATAACGGTATGGGAAAAACAATACATGAGATTGCTGAGAAATTAGATAAATATGTTGCTCAATCAAGTGCGTTTCAAGCTGAATCAAGTATGGATAGAGCAGTGATAAATCAGAAATTGAGAGATCATGGGTGGTGGATTTCAGCCGTTAAGACTTTTATTTTTTCTCTTGCTGGAATGGCTGTAACTGGTGGGATAGTAGCTTTGTTTCAGATGGTGCCAAAATGATCCCACAAAATGACACTCATCAACTTTTGCATGATGTTAAAGACTTCTATATGTTTTTAAGAGTACGGAAGCAGAGGCTTAAAGCCGAGCTTGATTATGTTACTAGAAAAATAAAAGCGTTGGAATTTGCACATAAAATAAAAGGAGAAAACCAAGATGATTGATTTAATTAAGAATATTGTTTCGCATTCAAACGAAATTTGGGCGCAAATTCTTGTAGCTGTTGCGGCATTTGGGGCATTTCTTAAAGGAGTTGAGGCGGTAATCAGTCTTATTGCTCCGCTTACCCCTTGGAAATTTGATAATGATTTAGCGGATATGCTGGCAAAAATTACAACGGCAAAGCTTTTTAATAAAAAGAACTCCTAATATGTGGCTTGCTATTCTTGGGGTATTAAAAGGATTTTTGGATTTACTTAATCCCTGGTCATCTTATCGGGCGAATAAAACTAAAGTTAGTGATGAAAAACGAGATATGGCGCAAAAGAAAATAGATGATGCCGCTAAAAAGGGGGACTTCGATGCGTTTTATGATGGTTTGTCTGATAAGCGTGATGCTTAGTGGATGCGCTTTAATTCCAACCAAAACTGTTGTTCTTGGTGGGGTTAGAGACATTGTTGAAGTTAATGCTGGCTCTAAAGTTTGCGACGTTAAATTACCAACAGATGAAAAGAAAACATATTGTATCGTTACAGAAAAACCATCCGTTCTAGTTTCTTTAGATGCTTGGAATAGGGCGCAGAAAGGGTAGTAAATGAAAGAAGAAACAGCGTCGTTTTTAAGAAAGTTTTTCTTAGTTGTTGTTATTGTCTTGGATGTGTTGATGCTGATTTCGTGGTGGTTAGGTGGGCATTTCACATTCTTTTGGGTATTCATTGGAATCAACATCTGCGTTTTAATCGGCGAGGTTGTTAATAGCTTATGGGTATACAAAAAGACGCTATCAACTCAGGTAACTAAGACGGTGGAGCAGGGCGGCAAAAAAGCATTATTTTCTTATGCTGCCGTTGCTTTATTGATTCTAACTATGATTGCGTTAGGAGCGCATCTTTTAATCCATGTCCCAAAATGAAACCGCACAGGTTTACATAGGAATATGCGCTTTTATTCCATCGATCTTGTACGCTTTAGCGTACGCTTTGGGAGGCCGTGATGAAGCCCCTATTTTTGTCCCAAGGATTTGGCGCAGGATTATAGCACCAATGCTATTTTCGACATTGGTTGTTTTAATGAGTTTATTATTCGGAAAATTTGACAACATAATGTTGTCATTTATTCCTTTTCTTGTTTCTGTGCATTGGGTTGGTGGGTATGGGGGTGATACTTTATGGGAAAAGGTTCTAAGGAGAATTTGGACGGGATTACTTTTGGGGTTAGCGGCACTACCAATTGCCCTTGCTGCACACTCCTATCCAGTATGGGAACTGTTTTGGATGCAATTGGCGTTAGCAATATCAGCGCATTTGTTTTTGGGGATTCTCAATCCCTTAAAAGCCCCATACGAGGAAAGCTTGATAGCGTTACTCACAGTAGTTATTGTTCCGTTCATGGTGTTATAGGGAGATCAAAACATGAAAATAATAATAGAGTTAGACGAAGGGGAAAGAGTCGAAAGAGAAAGTGCTAGTGCAATAACTATCAGCGACGCTTTGCAGTTATTTGCAGAATCTTTAAGAGGGGTTGGCTATGTTTTCACAGGAGAAATTGAGCTAGTAGATGGCGAAGAATCGGAAGATCTGGACGACTGAAGAAGTCGGCATCTTAAATGATTTAAGATCGCAAGGGGTATCCGTTTCAGAAATTGCAAATAAATTAGGCAGATCATTTTTAAGCGTTGAGTGCAAGTTGTCAGAAAAGCGAAGGAATGAGTGGAGAAGGAATAGAAACAAGCCTGTAATTACTGAAGATACACCGAAACAAATAAAAAGAACACACACCCCAAAAAGACTCTCCGAATTTGTTTTGAGCATTCCTTATGTAAGACCAAAGTTTTTTAAACCAGAAAGTATAATCCTTGGCGTTGGTGACTTTCACGCACCTTACCATCATAAAAGCTATTTTGATTTTCTCTGGCAGACGTATCAAAAGTATAAATGCACAGGCGTAATATTTGCTGGTGATTTTGTGGATCAGTACAGACACAGCCGTTACGAAACAAACCCATCAGCTATTAGCGCCGAAGAAGAATACGAGCTTGCCCTAGAGTCACTCAAGGTTCTTTATAAGATTTTCCCTAATGCTAAAGTCTGTCTAGGTAATCACGACAACAGATATATGAAAATGGCATCTAAGGGAGGTCTTATTCGAGCGCAGGTAATGGACATTCCTCAGCTTTACCAATTTCCTAAGACTTGGGAGCTTTCAGAAAGATTCGTTGTTGACGGGGTTTATTATGAACATGGTGAGGTTTTTAAGAGCCTTAGAGATGTTGCTTATAATTCTTTTTATTCAATAGCTTTTGGGCATCTTCACTCAGAGTTTGGCGTTCAATATGTTTTAAAGCCAAATCAGCCGCAAAGGTTTGCTCTAGGTCTTGGGTGTGGCGTTGATAGAAGCGCAGTTGCTTTTGACTATGCAAAGTTCGCACGAAATAGTGCGGTGCTTGGGTGCGGTGTAACCATTAACGGTAGAGAGGCGTTTCCAGTTAAAATGTTATGAATAATTATTTTGATTGGATTAATAAATCTTTAGGCGAACCCGACGCAATTCCGACTAGGAGAGCCACTTAATAGAAGGGGCTGGGTTCATTGGGGATCAATGGTGAATTGTCTTGCTTGCGGCAATTCGTTTGAAAACTAACTTATATTATCCAGATCTTTAAACCCAACCCCACTGAAACTGAATCTTTTGCCTTCTTTTACAAGCTGTAATATGTTTTTTTTTGCGAGTGTAAAAGGGGGGATATTATAACCCCATTTAAGCAGTATGCTATAGTAGATTTCAAACGACTCTGATTCAAAGAACTGTTCGGCTTGCTTCCTTACCTTAGAGGATGATTTATCTGAAAAAGCATCTAATCTGGCGTTCTCAATCACGCCAAGTATTAAACTAATGTAAGGATTTAATTCTCCAATATCTTCTATCAATAGGGGGGCTTTCTGTTTTAATCTGTTAAATTAGGCGGATTTTAAATTAGTCCTTACGAATAAAACTAGTTTCTTTCTTCTTCACTTTAACTCTATCTCCCAATAAGCATAACACTCTCCGTCTTGATACTTAAATTCAGAATAACTCTGCCACCGATCAGGGGTTGCTTGTTTTCTATAGCAACTGGGTGCTAGAGGACACCCTTCCGTTGAACACATTGCAATATCGGGACTCATAACTCCATCTCATCTATGGCTTTGGCTATTTTAGTAAATGATGGCTGAATAGTTAAATGATCGTCAGCCCATGTCCTCGCCACCTCCGCACACTTCTTCCTGACGGCGAGGCGGTCTTGGTGGATGGCTTCTGAGATCGACTTTTCAATAAATGTCACGAAGCTTCCTGGTAACTCCTCCCGAAGACCATGTTTTTCACTTAATTCCCTAGACAAATCTTCCGCAGGTTTCATGGTTTCACGATTCCTTTCTTTTTCTGCCAATACTCGTTTGCGTGATGGCGGTGATGTTCCGCTTTTGTCATCACCTCTAGGTTTTCAATGCGGTTATCATCCTTGCGGCCGTTTTTATGGTGCACGATTTCATTAGCTTTTAACTTCCGCCCAAGATGCCGCTCCATGATGAGTCGGTGCTCTTGTCGGTATTTCTTTGGCGCATCTTTCACCATCACATATCCGAGAGCTTTGCGCTTACCGCCGCGCCAGTTCCAATGCTTATCTTTCTTATGAGCCGCCGACATTTTGGCTTTCGTTTTTTCTGTCGGCTTAACTCCTAGACCCCGGCAATGATTGGAACAAAAACAACTGCTTTTGATCTGGTCTTTTGAGGCACCGTATCGGACAAGGTAAGAATTTCCGCACGACTGACATTTCTTCGTTCGATCAGAGAGACTTGGCATTGATGACCCCCTTTTCAAGTAAATGGATTAACATACGGGCGCGGGCGTCAGCTTCGGTTCCTGAAAATGAATTGATAGGAAAAGTTCTACGAGAATAATTTTCTCTGATTGTTAATCTAGTTTCTCTATACTGAACACACCAAGTTTTGGGGATGGTTCCAAATTGCCAAGTATTAAATTCCATGCCGACTTCTTGAAATATTCCAGGTGGTAACATCTCCCCAAGCTCTGCGACGGTGAAGGCGGAATAAAATCCGCGATAACGCCGAACGGACCATTGCTGCATTTCAGAATCAGAATCCCAATAAAAAGCACTCTCCTGCTTCACCCCCAATGTTTTAAGTTTCTTGCTTAACTCAAGCGACGTTACTTGTTCTTCCAATTTCATCACTTCACCTCACCTCCCTTTTCTGATTGCTCAAGCTTCTGCGAGAGGGTGGTAACTTTACGCCCCGCTATTCCAAACTCTTTTTGCCATCGGGCAACCTCAGCCTCAAGGGATGCGATCTTCTTTCCAGAATTAAGTAGCATTGTTACGCTTGGCAAATCCGAGTTAATGATAAATTCAAGCTCCTTAATCCTCTTAAGGTAACCAACCGCTTTCTCTCTGTCTTTTTTTAGTCCATCAATTAATCGCCAAGGGCCGAGGACATTATCTTTTCTTAAAATTTCTAATTCCGCCTCTTTTTCTGAGAGTTGTTTTTCAAGAGACTTAACACGCTCCCATGATCTTTCTTCGATTTCTTTCTTAAGTTGCCAAGCCTCGGAATCCCTCTCCCTCGCTACGGATTCAAGGGCTTCTGTAATCATGTGTATCAGGCAATTACATTTAACATAGACAGGAAGACCTTCTCCATCACATTTTAAATATCTATTTTCTATATCCTTCGCAATCTCCAAATACTTATTCTCCGTCATCTTTGGCTCCTTCACACCCTCACTTGGATTCATGGGATCACCACGGTAATTCTTGTGTTTCTGGAACAATCGAAATTCTAATCTTTTTTCCTTCCATGTTTTCTCCGTGAAGCTGTTTTACATCTTTAATTGCCTTTGCCATTAAATCACGGCGACACGCTTCTTTATCCTCTGACTCTAAAATTTCAGCCTCATAAGCTACCCCATAAGTCGTATTACTGAAATTCGGGTATCCAGAGCTTTTTAATTCTTTATACTCAACGCCTATTTTAATTATTTTCATCTCGCCTTCCTTTCTGGTTTACGCTTGGTAGTCATGTTTATTCAGAATCTTCACAAATTCATCCATCAACCTATTCTCTTGGGTCATGACTTGAACACCAAAGATAGTATCGCTAGCCAAAAAGCTAAAACCAACATCCCTGTAAAATATCCTTTTGTCCACTCACTCATGCCGACGCTCTCTTTCTTTTAGCATTGCATCTGCAACTTGATAAGCATTAGTAGCAAGCACGTCCATGCAATCAACGTATCCAATCCCGCTTCTGTGCCATTGATTCAACATTCCATTTAACGCCTTCGCCGCAAAATAATCACGCATGGTTAACCCTGCTATTGGAGGCTGACCGTAGTCGTTTTGCCCAGAAAGCCTTACATGCTCTCCTTCTATTTGATACATACTGTAACCTGGTTGCGGAAACGCTGGCCCTCCGTCTTTAATCTCACTCATCTCTAAGATGCTCCTTCCTGTGGTTACAGAATCCGTATCTTGTATGCCAAGCTTGCGGATCAACCCCGCATTTCTGACATGGATGGTCTAATATATGTGCGAAAATTAATAGAGAGTAAAGTAACTGATCGCTTGTAAGAACAACTGTCCAATCTCTCGTCCTTTTCTTTTCTTCTTTAACAAATTCTTCCCAGTATTTATTCTGGTGCTGATTTCTTTGGCCACCCTCAAACCGAATTAAAGCATCAATAACTTTAGTCAGGAAATTAGACGATGTTCTATCCTTCCCGATCAATCCCATTTCGTATGCAAGTGAGCATCTTTTAAGCCATTCATCTTTTGTCATTTCTTCAAAGCCTCCGCAATCGATTCAACAGCTTTTACGATTCTTTCTTGTTGATCAGCAACGCATTGGTGATATTCAGAGTTGTACCGCATATCATTAGAAAATCCCTTCTTTATAAAATCAGCACAGTTACCTGCCCATGCCGTCCCACTCACCGACATCAAAAGACTAAGGATTATCAGGGTTCTCATCAAAACACTTCCAAAGCGGCTTTTCTTATCGCTTCAAATTGCTGTTCGTCAATCCTGGTAAAAAGACATTTAACTTTTTCTGTCGGCATCGGAGTTGGATTGTTATAATCATTCGTATAACGAATACGCTCGTTATATTTTTCCAATTCCTTCTCGTAATTCGGATTCTTCACAAACATTGAAATCTCAATCTCGTATTCCATATCTCAACTCCTATCCTGCGGGGTTAAATAATTACTGAATTTGGGTCGTCATCGGTTGCTTGAAACTTCCCGGTCATCGCCATCCATTCGATCATGCAAAAGTTTGCCACATCAACTAAGTATTCAGTGTTTCCAGTTTTCTCATAAAGCCCAACTCGATACTTAATGTTCTTCACCATGTCATACCACTCGCAATTTTCGTACTTTTTCTTGATATGACCGTACTTATGAGAGGAAACAACCATCCTGTTCCGCATCAGCTCCCAAAACTTATAGTCATATTCTTTCATCCCACCCTCATTGGTTTTTGGTTAAAGTTTCAAATTCCATTATTCTTTTTCCAATCCATTCGACAACTTGAACGACTTGGCCGTTTCCAAGCATCCTAACTCTGTCCACCCGATAGGGAGTCCCATCATCCATTCGTATATTCTCGGGGACACACGGAAGCCCCATCTCGTAGTCATAATTAATGCGGCCCCAGGGCTGTCTCTTAAAGCAACGGATCGGTACTGAGTCGGGGTTGGATTCCCGAAATCCCTGAAGTCCCTTGCTAGTGGGGTAGGCCACAATCCAGATTCTGTCTCTCTGATGGGGAGCGCCAAAGGCTGACGCCGGTAAGCATTCCCATTCCGAGTCATACCCGACCGAGGCCAAGTCTCCGAGAACAGTTCCAAGCCCCCTAGAAGTGAGCATTGGGGAGTTTTCCATAAAAGCATATCTTGGTCGTATTTCGCAAATGATTCGGAACATCTCTTTCCACAACCCTGATCTTTCGCCTTCGATTCCAAGTCCTTCTGTGTTGAGGGCGCTAATGTCTTGACAGGGGAATCCACCGGAAATAAGGTCAATTCTTCCGCATTTTTCAATGACTTCTTCGCCTCTGACATTTTTTATATCCTTCCACTTTGGAACATCCGGCCACCGTAATTTAAGAATCTTTTGGCAGTAATCATCAATCTCAACCTGTCCGATTATTTCCATCCCTGCGAGCGTAAGCCCGTAATCTCCTAGCCCCCCCCCTGAAAACAAACTTAAAACTTTCACGCTGCCTCATCTACCTCCGTTAAGTGCGGTGCGGGTTAATACCAGGTTCTATGCTTCTCTGCGATATGTTCAAGTCCGTCATATTCATCTATTTCATATTCAATACCGTCAGGAATTTCCACGACCTTGAGGTCAGCACAATAGCCGTTCGCTTTCTTGCCAAGCTTCTCAACGACCTCAACAATTTTGGGGTTGTCACGATCATCATTAAATTTATATCCATAGCCATCCCACTCTTCTCCAAGAAGTTCGTAGGCTTTTTTACTTAAACTAAACCCACCGTAACACGCATTGATTACTATTTTCATCTCTCTTCTCTCCTTTAAAAGTTGGAACGGGGTGGGCATCTATTCCCACGACTGTTATCAGCTGATTCAGCCAACGCCATTCTTAGTCTCAAAAACCTCATGGAATTAGCAGGTATATTTACATCAAGACATCATCTGTCTATTTCAACAGCTACGCTCCCGTCCGTTAGGGTTATTTAGACTTTAGTACCACTCTCCAAAACTGTTCCAGAAATAGAATCCACAAACTTTTGGACAACCTCTGTTAAGTTTGCATTAAATAATGCAGACACACGATCTTTAACAGCTTTTTCAATTGTAGATTTCATTTCCCAAGTTCTATTCAAACGATTCGCAAACTCAGATTTGAAAAGAGATTCAAAATCAGGATACTCATTCTTATTACCCCAACCATCATCTGTTTTGATTGGTTTCTTCATAACAGACTTTATTTCTTCGTGAATAATATCCTCGATTTCTTTTTTAACAATCGAGCGTATAGATTCTTTAACATCATAAGAAATCAGCTCTTTAATCTCACCCCTCACTATTACGTCTAAGTCAATTTCCTCAATCTTGTTTTTTAAAATCTCTGTTAAATCCATACCAATCTCCTTTTTGTTGTTGTCAAAAACTGCCGTCTTTCCGAGCTGTCACTTTGAACACCCTTTTGCCTCTGTCGGCGCAATTACGTTTTCAGGTGCTTACGGGCTTCCTTCCCACACGGTTGTAGCCATCGCTCATTCTGCAAAATCTGTGTGGCACGAAAATACCTTTGCATTAACTAGGTCAGTGGGGCAGGATTGGCAGTTAACATTTGGGGCTTCTGCTTCATCCTACTAGCTCTGAGCCACGCCACCCACTGACTTTAATTTTTAATATATTCAATTTCTTGGGCGATCTTTTAATAAAAGAGCATCTTTCATTTCTGCGTTTAAAGTAGCTACCCACCACAACATTTGAGCCTCCTGATTTAAAAGTGATTTCGTGCTTTTAAAGCTAGTCGCTATTTCTTGTAATTTTTGTAAAGACTTATTATGTTCTGGCATTCTTCTCTAAACTCGCTACTGCTTTTTGTTGGCGCATATTTAAGATCCATTAGCCGATGAATGGTTTCGATGCCATAAGTCCGCATCATAAATTTGTAGTAATCTAACCAAGCCCCGTTTTTAAAAATATTACACCCCACGCATTGCGGGTGAACGTTGTTTTCAGCAAATAAAACATTTGAATTTCGAGAGGGGATAAAGTGGCCAGCTTGTAAGCTTTTCCAGTGCATAACAGATCCGCAGGTTACGCATTCAGCAAAACCATCAAGATTGGCGTTTTTTTGTCGAATGTATCTGCTATAAGCAACCCAAGCTAGGTCTTTTAGCTTTGACAGCGGAACCACCTTATTTTTACTCGCCCTAATTCTGCTCTTTAACTTCCTTTTGTTTTTTCTCATTCGTCACCCTTTGCGGTTCTATTCCAAGACCCGATAGATTCTTGGTAGTTGCTAAATCCAGAATACTTACCTATTTTTTGTCGAGGCGTTTTGTCTTTCTTCTGAATATGCTTTTGGCATCTAGTCTCGACTCCATATCCTACAAACAGGCCACACTTTCCAACAGCGCCAACATAGTCACAAAATCTAGCTTCTTTCACAGCACACCGCCTTTAAGCCTCGCTTTTAACAAGGCCCATTCTGAGGGCGGGGGAGCGCATTCCTTTTTCATTTCTTCAATCTTTTTCTTTTGCTCTTCGTTTTCTTTTGAGTACGTTCTAAAGATTTCTTGTTTTTGTTTTGTCTTATTGCACCAGTTGACAATGAATCGGTAATGGTTTTTCTTTCTTTTGGTTGGGTTTGCAATATACCACATTTCCATTTTTTCCAGTTGTCTATCAAAGTCAGAATACACTCTGCGAAGTTTGCTTTTAGTTTCTTCACTAATAATAAATCTTCCTTGCCCCCAAATGATTTCATTCATATCACCGTTCCTTTCTTTTTAAAATCGCCCGCATTTAATGTTTTAAATTTATTTTTATCTCAAGACATAATCCGACTTTATTTTTTCCTGTGATATACCATAAAGCGAAAATAACGACTTCGCCCCAAAGTAACAGGTTCAAAACATCGTGGACTGTATGTCTTGAGAGAGCCTTCAATCTATCCAACAGTGCTTTCAGTCATCACAGTCGGGGCTAGAACAAGTCGGCAAAAAACTAGCTGGTTCCCTCTATTTGGTACGGTTCGATTGATTTTTCAGCGCAAATAATCGAGAAGAAACATGATCTTTCCAGGTCTTACAAAAAACTATTTTGATGAAACTCTTTTGTTTAAAACCGCATTTTTTAAAAGCGGGGCAATCAGCGCAGGTCATTTACTTAAGCCGCCGATTTAACCGCTGTTTTTAACGTATAAATGGCGTACCGCTTACGATCTAAGGTGATTGGATACTCAGTGTCTATTTCATAACCTGCGTCCCTTAAATCCTTAATACGAGCCGAAAGTCGGAAACAGCCGAAAAGGTTTAAGGCATCTAATGGAGTCAGCGAATTACCTGCTTCTAAATGCTCCAAAATCTGTTGCATTTGGTTTGGGTTTTTCATAACTCAATCTCCGTTACTGGGTACTTCTTATCCATTTTTAAGATCCACGCTTTTTGTGCATCTGTTAATTCTTCTTCATCGTGCGGTGAAACATGCTTATAAATATTTGTTAGGAACAAGGCTTCATGCTTTTCCATGGGGTGCATGGAGTATTCTTCCAAAAGCCTTTCCACAATTAACCAATACTTAGAAGGGGGTTTCATCAACGTCAATCTCTTCTTCTTTTTTCTTTAAAAGCTCATTGCAGATCATGTTAAGTGTTAGCTCTATCTTTCTGACCGACGCCGAAATAGTTGATAAAGAATCGCCGTCAACTGGTAAATGTGTTGGTGTTACTTTTGTGGCAAACGGCACGGAATCAGGGAATTTCTTCTTAGGAAAGAATGTGTAGTTATATTTTCCGTTCATACAACCGCCGACACATTCATAAACCAAATACGTTGTTCCATTTTTCTTAGAAGTGATATTCTTTGTTCTTGTTGTTGGTGTTCCGCACTTATCGCAGACTTCCATTGTTAGTTCTCCTTTTTTTAAGCTTCAGTTCTGTTTTTACGTTGGTAGCAGTAAA